ACCCATTAAACAGTGGAAGCAGTCAACGCACCGCTACCTTGCAAAGTAATGGAAGCCTCAACCATGCCATCAAATGATGCTGATCGGCTCACACCTGTAACTATGCAAGAACCTGAATAATAAGTGTCCCCAGCAGTTTCGCCTTCTGGGTAGAACCCGATAGTGACGGAAGCACCAACCGTGAGTGCGCCTTGGCCTGAAGTATCAGTCTCATCCCAGTAAACGTCAGCCGAACCAGTGAAAGACGTTAGCGTAGAAATGAAACTTCTAGCCGTGTCTGACATAACTGTATCTTCAACAGTGTCAGCAGTTTCCTCGATGCTAAAGCTGCGTAATTCTGCAACAGTGTTAGCGCCAACTTTAATTACGCCGTCTCGTCCGATATGTGTAGCCATTTAAGACTCCTTTTCTTCAATTTTATCTTCGGCCTTAGCTTCCGCCTTAGCTTTAGATTTTGCTTTAAGTTTTTCTGGCATCCAACCTTTCGCCAGCATTGATTCCACTTTTGACGGATGGGCATCAACTTCAGCCGAACCGTCTGGGCTATATAACTTCATATTATACACCTTAAATTGCGATATCTGGAGCGGTAGTTGTAGTTCTGTATTGTACCGCATAGTTCATTGTCACAACACCTACTGGCTTATCGCCTTCACCATTAAATTGTATCTCTGTCGCTGACAAATACTGAAATTTTGCTAGGTTGTTTAAAGTCCTATCCGCACCTAAAGCAGCTTCGACCTCTTTGCATATATCGTCAACAATGTCATCGAAATCAACCGTAGCTTTCACATAAGCCTCAATGCCAACATTGAGTATTCTGTTCATGCCCAAAGTGGTTCCCATAACGTCAACATCAGAACTTTCTGATATTGTGTATACCAGCAACGCTGGCAAACTATCTACATCTAGTGGGTATACCCTAGATTGAAATACATTACTCCCAGTAGTAGAAAGTCCCGTAATCGTGGTAGCGATCCTTTCTCTAATCTGCTGCCTTACATGGTCTGCCATTATTGAGCCTCTAAAGCCAAAGCAACAACACCAGTATTATCTGGTTGGACATTGACAACCTTGTAATTCGTTGCGTCCTTTAGCACATTCCCACTCAAGTCAGTGATAGCGGCAAATACCAAAGTATCGCCATGTGACGCATTTCTTAAATCCTTGGCCTTACCGTAAACCATAGGCTGAAGACCTTCTACCGACACTGTTTGTCCTGGTATCTCAAAATACTCTTGATCCAATATAACCTTTATCGTTACTGACGAACCGCCTGATGGGGTATAGGTGCACGAAACCCCATGACCTAATACGTCAAAGTAACCATCAAAGTCTGAATCAAATTCTAAGCTCATCGCTTGGCGACTTTCTCAACTGCCTTCTTAGATAAAGGCTTTGGATCCATTTTTATTTCTTCAGCATGGCCTGAACTGATGAACTGTCGGGCTTCTGCTGTAGATAAAATAACCATATCCCCTGCGTTTCGCGGTACACCGTGGACGTGGCAAGGCATCTTAATTACTAATTCCATAATAACTCCCATAAGATCGGGGGGCCGAAACCCCCCTTTCTCATTAGCTTGCAACGATGTCTTTGATTACTGAGAAAGACTCAGGGTATCTCAGAGCAACATCTAAATCTTGGAAGAACGCGAGTCGCGTACCACCAGAAGTAGACAAGCTGCTTTGATCAACAACAACGTCAACACCTGACCAGAAACCGATCATGATCTGGCTGAAGTCGCCGTAGACCATTGCTGACAGGTTAGAGCCAGTGCCTTTGGTCAAGTCAGAAGGAACAACGGTGCTAGAAGCAACATTAGTCCCCAAGATTGACTGGTTGGCATCCATGATGAAGTTGCCTTCAACGCCGCTTGCTTGCTTACCAGTAGTCCGTAAAGCCGCGATGACTTTAGGGTTGGTCAAGAAAGCAGAGCTATTGATGATAGCATTGTCTTCTTCGACAGCTTTCATCATTTCAACTACTTTAGCGTAGGTGATTGCAGCACCATTGGTACCCATAGCAACTACGTTAGTAGAGCCATTAGCAATGATCCCAGAAGGCCCGTTAGCAGCACCGCCTTCAATAGCAGCATCATCAATTCTTCGTGCGAAGGTGTTGATAATGTCGTTACGAAGAACTTGTTCTACAGATGGATCTGACTGCTGCATTAAGCGCCGTGATACGTCAACATAAGCTGCGAGCGTTTTCGGCGACATCGTGACCTGTGCGAACGTAGCTGCACCTTCGCTTGGCGCTGAACCTTCAGCAACGAATGCTGAGTTGGTTACAGAAGCACTGAGCTTAGGAATAGCAACATCGCCTTTCAGACCTTGCATGATGCGAGCACCCAAAGAAGCTACAGTCAAACGACCATACAATGCTTCGATGAATTGATCAGCAAGATGATCAGTACCGACCAAGAAACCACCAGCAGAAGTTGGTGATTTAGTTTGGTCTCGCTGACCCCAATTGATGTTAGCAGGAACGTAGAAACCACGGGCTTCTTTGCCAGAACGATGTGCGATCTCATCAGAGATTTCACGCTCGTAACCAGCTTCGCGCCAGTCGCCAGATGAAGCAGCTTTGATAGCTCGGATTAAGCTATATTCACGCTGTTCGCTCTTGGCTACGTCAACGACAGCAGCAGGAGTTTCTAACGGACGATCATTTCGGACAGCTTCAAGAAGCTCGCCTTTGAATTGATCAACGGATACACCACGTTCAATAGCTTTGTCGGCTAAATCACGCTGATTATGATGCTTACCCAAAGAAATGATTTCACCGACATTGGCTAACGCTTCTGCCTTGGCTGAATCACTTACTTGGCGAACATCTACTTTTACTTCTTCAGTCATAGTAGTCACCTTATTAGTGTTTAGAGTTTTTTCTGCGGATCGACCAACGCCAACGAATTTAGAGGAATCAGCAGGAATGCTGACAATCGATGCTTCCATCGGTGTCCAACTAGCCCTGTAATACTCCTTTCCTTCGCCGTCTTTGGCACGAACCATCTTTGTGACGCTATAACCGACAGAAATATTTTGCTTAATTCCTTTCGAAACGTCAGTAAAAACCTCTTGAGCCAAGGCTGAATTGCCAAATTCAACCAACGCAACAGTACGCCGCTGCGTCTCGTCAAGGTAAAACGATCTCACCACCCCAATCTGTTCATCCATCTTATGGTTGTTCAGAAGTGGCGCTCGACCAGAAGCCATAAATTCCATATTTATGTCTTCTTTATTATGGCTCAGAACCTCTAAGCCAAAATCTCGTTCAACTGGCGTTTCACTAGAAACACCAATTCGAACAATCCTTTTTTCCTCGTCAATAGCTCCGCGAGAAAGATCGATTGTCCTATAAATTACTTTGTCAGATACCATATCACGGGCCATAGCCTGATATTCTTCATCGTCGGCTTCTGCTGTTGCTTCAACAACTTCTTCAACAGCTTCTTCTTCAGTATCTTCAACAACTTCCATATCGTCTTTTCTGAACTCGACAATAAAGCTGTCTTCGGTTTCTTCAACCCCTATAACGTGTCTTTCCATTTTCATTACCTCTTGTTCAGGCTCAATAGTATCAGATTTGTCAATAGATTCAGACCATCTTTCATCTTTTTTCATCTGTTCAACAAGTCTTTTTGACCAGCTAAACCCAGCATCACCACCCCAAAGCGCCCAAGCTATCCGTCCGTTTGACGGGTATCCTTCTTCGCCTTGCTTAAAGCCTTTGCCTTTCTTGTCTACTTCATGCCGTGAAAAGAACGAATACATCCGTTTAACAGTAGAATCCGACAGGTCTTTGTCGTTAGTGATGTCTCTGGCTCTGGCAATTCCGACCTCTGTACCACCTCTTCCGAACTCACGCCGCCAATCAAGACCGCGTTGGGCTTCTTCCTTCATTCCGCTATTCGGTTTCGGCATCGTCTCGGCCTTCAACATCTGCTTCTGTTGGTAATTTGCTTCCGAACGGCTGGAACGCTGTCTTAATTCCATAGCTTTCAGCAAGTTTCTGTTCGCGTTCGTGCTGCTCAAACAGTTCTTCTACATCTCGTCCGTAGTTGGCTTCGATGTCTTGATACGTCACAATTCCGTTCTGAAGGCCAGCAATGTTAGCTTGCATTTCCTTCTGCGGATCTACCCAACCCCAACTGCGCGGAATGTAAGACACACCATCGGCAAATTTGTCGTACTTTACAATCGGAAGGTTAATGCTTCTGGTCATTGCATTCTTCAGCCAGCTTCTAAAGATAGGCTCCATGAAATGCTCGATCATGAACTTCTGAAGCATTCTGTATTGATCTCGATCCTCTAAACTACCAGCCCGTAAGGATGAATAGTTGACGCTAGAAAGATCGTTTGAGATTGAATGGTATGAAATATTCAACCCTGACGCGATGCTTCTCAGAATAGCTGTGCTGAAACTTTCAAACGCTGTAGTAGGATGTGCTGGGTCGAACGCTTTAAAATCCATCCCAGCAGGTAACTGCTCAAATGTCGCGGGTTCGGCTGACATAATGGGCGTATATTCGTCCTGAACATCTTCACCAACATAACCGTCACCAGCAGGACTCGTAAAGAAACCCATCTTCGCAGATGCAACTCTTGCTGCGGTGATCTCAGCTTCATAATACCCGTTAAGCATTTTGATATTGCCCATCACAGGCGCTACGAACGGATAACCACGGGTCTGCTCAGGTCTTTGTCGGACAAAAGCATGAATGACTTCTTCTGCTGGGACTCTAATCGTTTCGTTGCTTTGGCTTAAACCTAAATCATTAGGATGGTTCTTATACAAGTGATATGCAACAGGCTTTCGCTTGTCGTTTATCTCAACGCCCATAACGACCTTATTGCCGTTCGTGTAGATCTCGTTCTTGGTGTCGTTAAGGTGATCAGCTTCAAGAAACTCAATCTTGTAACCAAAGTCACTTGTAGGATCTGTGATTTGACGAATTAAAACCTCACCATCTCTAGCTAAAGCCTCGATAAACATCCTTTGACAGTCGATCAAAGACATTTGACCATCAACTGTGCAATTTCCTTTCTTGGCCCACTTCTTCCAAGCAGCCTCAATCGTTGAGTTTGCGATAGTATCAAGACTGCCATCAGCATCACGAGACTTGGCATTGACTCTAATGCCGTTATGACCGACCACGTTTGACGTTAGAAGGTTAAGATATCTAGCAACGTAAGCGTCATTTCGTGACAACTCACGGCTTCTGTTTCTCAACGTGACCAGTGCTTGCCTTAGTTCCTGATCTGCTGAAGCTGATGAACTAAAAAAGTCGGCAAATAACCGACCACCTTGAGCACCTTTAAACGATCTTTGTAATTTGACCGCCTTGCGAACCTCTTTGCGTTTAAACGGATTCCAAGCCATTAAAATCTTACTCCGATTAGGTTGCCGCTCGGCTTCTTGTTACGGATTCGAGCCTTCTTGACTTCTTCGTTGTATTCGGCGCGGTATCTATCTCTGACCAAGAATAATTCGTCGATAGACATCCTAGAAAGGCTTCTGCCAGCGATACTGAATGAACTTTGATCAATAGTGGCCCTGTTCTCAATAACAGCCTGAACAGCGTCCAAGACTTTTTTGGCGTGTGTCCTAAGATCTGCGTTTGTGTCTGCGTAGTTAGCAACCAGACTTGTCAAACCGTTATCAACTGCGACTCTTTCTGAATCAGAAGTCCTTGTGATAAACGCATACCACTTATATTGATGGGCGTTATAGTTCGCTGTAGTAGATGAATCGACTTCTACTATATAGGCTGTGGTCGTTTCTGAAGCCGTAATAGTGAACTGATGACTACCACCGCCACCAGTTTCACAATGAAATTCATACGTTAAAGCGTACTGGGCTGTCGGATAATCCGTAACAAGGTCGGGACGTTGCCAAACCCATCGATCACCGACAACTAAAGTCTCAGGTTCTTGGCTTGGGTAATTCGCACTATCAAAAAGGTTAGCCATTCTATCGCCATGCGTTAGTGTAATTTTGTCGCGGCCTTCTCTGCATTGGTCGCCTCTTAACGACTATCGATTCAGGTTCGACCACTTCGACCACTTCTGGATCTTCCGATTTTGCCTGAATTCTAGCCGCAATGCTATTGACATTAAGATTGATTATACTATAAGCAGCCCAACTGTACACCATGCAATCCAATGCTTCATTCCTTGCGCGGATTTTCTGAAATACCCTTTTCTTAAAGCCTCTAACAAACTTCGTGACGATCTTCTCAGCCGTAAGTTGTCTAAAGTATTCATCGTTCAATACCTCAGAAAAATGTATAAATCCAGCCCCTTCCTCTTTAATTCTTAGCCTAGCAAAGATCAAATCTTTGGCAGTATCGACTCCGATAGGAAACAATCGGCATTTGACTGAATTATTCCTAGATGGCTTTCCAGAAATCGGCCTTCCTTCACCGCCGACACCCTTGATAGCGAATACTCTACGGTGAAAGTTTCTATTAGCATACTGATAAACAGTATTCGTGAAGTGACCGCCAGAATCGATTGCGGTAGCTCTAACCGCTAATTCTCTGCCGTCTTCAGTGTTGAATGTACGAGATATCTGTGAATCTAGTGCAGTCCAAAGTTGTGGAGTAGAAGGATCACCATACATTATCTGATGATCTATAACCCAAGATTCATCATCAACTCCAATTCCCAAGAAGGATATCTCTAGTCGGTCATCCTGAACGTCAGCGCCAGCAACGATCATTACCACGCCTTCAGGCACTTCATTAAAGTGTTCTCGCCGCTGCATTAAGTTCAACTCATCAATAGTTTCACCTTCGTCCTCGAATACAGATCCAAGATAAGTATTTACCCATACCTTTAGCTGCTCTGGGTTCTTCTTTACAGATAAGAACTCACGGACACCGTCAGCCAAAGGTGTCCACGGAGAATATAGTCCAGAGATCTTAAATCCAGCAATTCCTTTGAATTCTTGTCCAGCTACCCATCGACCATTACGAACAGACCATCTTCTATCAGCATCAGACCATAGAACTCCGCACGACTCACATAAATATCCTGCTGTATCTGGATCATCATCCTGCCACTTTACATTGGCCCACTCTAAAGTCTGCTCATGATCGCAATGTTTACACGGTATGTAATATTCTCGCTGATCTGAATTCTCGAAAGCGTCCTCGATGCGACTAACTCCTTTTATCGTCGGAGTGCTAACCGCAATGACCTTAGAGTTGTGAAAAGTAGAGGTTCTCTTGCGAGCCAGTGAAAGTGGGTCGCCTTCTGATCCTGCTGAAGCTGGGAATCGGTCAACCTCATCTGCCAAGATTATTCTGATCGGTCTTGAGGCTAATCCTGCTGGGCTATTAGCCCCAACCAAAGACAAACTACCGCCAGGAAAGATCTTGTGCAAAGTCGTGTTATTAGAGTCTCTAGCGCGAGGATCTTTGACCTTACCCGCAAGACAAGGCGTAGCCCTGAGAAGTCCGTTAGCGATTCGATCCTTTGAGAACGACTGAGCCATCGACTCTGTAGGTTGCAGCATTAGGATCGGACAAGGATCGTGATCAATGTGAAACCCAATGATATTAAGCAGAGCTTCAGACTTTCCCAACTGAGCACCAGCCATCACAACGACTTCTTTTACCTTGTAATCAGAGCAGGCATCCATAATGCCTCTTTGATACTCAGCCCTAGACGTTCTCCAAGTCCCAGCCTCTGCGCTAGTCTGCGAGTCTAGTCGCCTTTGAAGGTCTGCCCACGCGCTTACGTTTAGGCGGGGTGGCGGCTTCAGAGTCATCATCGCTTCCCGCAGATGCTCCTTTAGATTTGCTAGTCCTGCTCGCTGAAATTTTTGGGTCATAAGATGATAGTTCTTCCAGTGCTTCGTTAAGGAAATCCGTCAAGATTTCTTGGATAATACCAATCTCTGTTTCACTAGCAATGATTGGTGCTGCTTTAGACGGGATACTTGTTACTTTAGACTTCAGGTTCGCTAATGTGTCAGTCCAGGCCTTCACAACGTCTTCAACTATAACAAGCTGATTTCTGACCTTTGCTAAGTCAAGCTCTGAAAGCTCGGCCTCCGCGTTCA